ATTACTCGAGCTCGATTCTGGAAAGCTATTTTCTGGTTGTAACAGGTACAGTTTCCCAGTTTGGCGAAGTGTATTTTCCGCTCCGTCCATTGTGTGTTTTTGACTACAACGAAAATTGCTGTCAAAATGATGTCACGCCATCAAGCAGACCGCTTCGTATCGAGATCTTTGACTTCTTCAAAAGCTCTGCACATAGTTGCCGCTCTCACTTGCACAATTCGTGAACCGCGTGTGCAAATTCGGTTTCATCACGTACAAAATGGTATGGTGCATACTCACCATACGCATTCGGACGGCTGATTGTCACCAGCTGGATTCCCTTTGGAGCTGCTGTCTTATTAAGTCCACGTTTCAATTCAACGAGCGCCTTACCATGTGTCGTTTTCAGCGCATAGCAACCATGCCCATTCTTATTTTTCGCAATCAGATAGCACATTGTTCAAGCGGGCTTTTTGCCAACAAGTTCTTCTACTTCCGAAATCGTCAAACCCGTATACTTGGCAACCTTGTCACAAGGAACGCCATCTGCCAACATTTCCAATGCGCTTTTCAATGCCTTTTTACGCTCTCCTTCGCGAAGCGCTTCTTCTCTTACTTCTTCAAAAGCTCTGCACATAGTTGCCACTCCTTTCGTGTCCTCTTTGAAATAGCGTACCCGCTGCGCCAGTACCGGATAATTCATATCATCCGGGTTTGTGCATGTAAAATCCTGCATCAAACGGCCCAGCTTGGTATCATCCTTGATTTGAGAGTTCACATAAATAATATGTGCTCCGTCTCCGAACGGCATTCCCGTTTCTTGGATTGTCCGTTCGATATGATAAATTGGAAGACCCGCTTTCAAAATATCATTTTCAGTAATAAATATCACATAGGTCTCATATAGCTGGTCGTAACGGTCACCCGGCTCCGTAATATTGGCATCCATCAAGCCGCTGTTGTAACGGGCTCGTCTGACCTCTGCGCCACGGTCGTTGCGCTGGATCTCGATATTATAGGCTTTATTCTGCTCATCCACAGCTAGAATGTCCAGTCGGGCCGAGCGACCTTGAATATTATTCAAGGCGTATTGACTGTGAACTTCACGGATTGTCAGGTCATCACGGTCTAAAATCACCTGAAGCAGAAACTCCGAACACTCTTTATCTTCAAAAACCTTCGTCATAAAGTTATCGTCGATAAGGCGAAGATTCTGAATCCGATGCAGATACTCTTCATGCTTCCGCTCAAAGTCCAACTCCTGCGGCGTCTTATTCTCTCCCATCGGCTCACCTACTTTTATATAACACTTGAATAAATCATTTGTCACATAAAGAATACCACAAAACCGTACTTTTTTCAAGGTGGCACAAAATTCACCCCGGCGGACCATCAAATGCTCCATTCAACTGCTATATACATTATTATAATGCATTTGTTTCATACAAATGTCACGCAACAGAAAAAGGACGGCCCGAAAGCCGCCCTTTCCCTTATATACCAACTTTTGATTCCGTCGCGGGTTTCTCAAAGCCAGTACGATTCCTTACCCTTGGTTCAGGATTTGGAACACGTACAAGTATTTCGTCCGGTTCGCAATCCAGCGCTTCGCAGATGAGGTCCAAATGATTCAGATTCATCCTCTCCGCGATTTCGTTGTAATAATCACTGATTGTAGTCGGCCGAATGCCTGTGGCGCGTGCCAGATCTGCTTGCGTCCATTTCAGCTCGCCTAGCTTCTTGGACAGTAAAATTCTAATCATATACTCGCTCGCTCCTTACAATAAAAGATATTCTTTTCTTCTGGAAAAATCAGGGAATTGTTAGATTATCACGAATTTTGTGATTCTTTATTGCATAAAAGCAAAAAAACGCCCCCGTCACCTGTTTCGACTTTTCATCTGACAGGTGACGGGGGTGTTGTCATTTGTTCCGAGTATTCAGTTCAGCAAGCTGCCGCTGGTCTGATTCTCTGTACCGTTCATCCACGCCTTCCAAATGGGAGAGACCGCGTTTCAGCTCTCCGTTCCAGTAAATCTGCCCAGTTTCCGTTTCCATCCGCTCAATGCCGGCACAAATGCAGGATAGCAGGTCGAATGTAGCCTTGCGGCTGTCCATCTGCAAAATATACCGTTCACGGCGTTGTTCATCTTCCTTTTCGCGCTTCTTGGCCGCACGGTCCGCCGCGCCCTTGATAAGAAGCTGATTCACGGCAAAGGAAATCGCGCCGCCCAAAACAGTTCCTAAGAACGCCAGCGCCGCCAAGAGCCATGCCGGAACGGTGACAGTAAACACTTCGGCTGTTCCTGCAAGCACCTGTATCCTCCTTTCAGTCGTCGGTGAGTGTCAGCAATTCGATCCATCTCGTGACGGGGAGACGGTCTAAGAGCCATTCCACGCACCATTTAAGCATCCTTCAGCACCTCCAGCCCTGCCTTGGCTGCATTAAAGGTCACCTGCACCACCTTCCGAATCAGGCTGTCCGTGACCAGAAAACGCAAAGGAGCAGGAACCTTTGCGCGCAGCCACGACACGACAACCGCCAAACGGGCTTCGCCCAGCTTGGTGCCAACGAACTCTTTTTCGGCCTTGGTGATGGCCTCAATCGCCCATTCGGCCAGCAGAGCCTTGTATCCCAGACGAATCATGCAGGCCGCAACAACGACCAACGCCACAGCCATAATAGCAACCGTAATGATAGTAGCAGTGTTCATACCTTATCCCTTTCTCAAAGCAGCTTAGAAAGCGCCGCCTTTGTCTGCGTTCCAACGATGCCGTCCGCAGTCAGATTGTGCGCTGCTTGGAACGCCTTGACGGCCTTTTCAGTGTTTGCACCGAAGATGCCGTCTTGGTTGATGCCCAGCGCTCCTTGAAGCGCGGCATTGTATAGCCGCTGCGGATAACCGCTGGTCGATTTTTTCAGATTTCCGGGGCCGAAGATTTCAGCCTCCCAGTTAGACGTATACGCTGCCGAACCGGGCATATTGGGGATTCCTGCATAATGATACACCGACACATAGCCCGTCTTAATGTCATTGATGCGAATTTCCCAGTGCAGGTGGCTTCCAGTACTGTGGCCCGTGCTTCCCTCGACACCGATAAGGTCGCCCGGCTTCAACTTCTGGCCTGCGGTCACGCTGATTTTGGACAGGTGTCCAAAATACATATAGTAGGCAGTCGTGCCGATCCGGACCACAACACGCTGGCCGAAGCCTTTCTTCGGGAGTGTCGCGCATTCCCAGCCGGCACGAACAACCGTGCCATAAATCGGGCAATAGATGTTCTTGTCGCTAATACCTACCAGATCATACCCTTGGTGGTACGTTCCATTCGCCCGCAGGTTGCGATACGCCTGTGATACCCTGAATGTGCCTTTATAAGGAGAAATCAACAAATCCACCTCCATTTCAAACAAAAAAGCCGTGCTGACCACCAGCACGGCTTCTCTCAACGTCTTATGGCATCATACTCGGCTTGCAGGATTGCTCTCTGCTCACCATATCCTTCCGGTTCTTCGCCTGTCTCAACAGAGATATCTTCCCATTCATCTAACAGACGAACCGCCGATGCCAGCAGAGCTTCGAGTTTTTGTTCTCGGCTCAAAACTATGCAGCACCTCCTCGCAGCCTCATTCACCAAGCATCTGGCAGAGCTTCTTATACTTTTCCTCGCTCAACCGGCCACTGGCATAAAACACGTCCAGCTTCTTACGTAGTCCCTTAGTTTTGCCGCGCTCAATCATCCGAGCGCACACTTCATACAGTTCCATTGTTCTACCTCATCATTCTGCTTCCGCCGTCATCCCCAACTCCAGCAAAGTCAGGCGATATTCTTGATCCACCACAAGGGTATCTGTGCTATCCTGTGCGGCCATCAGCTTGGCCATGGGATCCTTTGCATCCTCCGCAGCTTTTGCCTGCGCGAGCCAGCCTTCATACGCAGCATTCACATCGGCTACAAGGCCGTCATAATACGGCACTTCCAGCAGATATTCTTCGTACTCCCACCCTGTTACGGTCGCTTCCTGCTGAAGCTGCTCGTATTCGGTCGGGTTGGCAAAGAGCCTCACAATGGCGATTTCAGGCCGTTGCGGGTGGCGTTCTACCATACAAAGCCCATCCGGCTTTGCACTGCCTCTTACTTTCATTTCGTATCACCTCTTTCAGACGCTTGATTTTGATGCTTCGTATATACTTTTCCTTTACTCGGAAACTGTTACAGTGATTCAACTGCCCTGCACGAGAAAGAAATCCCGCCGCCTGCTGCACGGATACAGGAATACCCATTTTCTGCTTTTTCTGTATCCGTCTGGCCTGCCGCAGCATCCGCAAAAAATTTCTTCGCCGCAACGTAGTAAATCCATGCCAAAACCGGAATCCGACCGCAGACACCGCCCGGGGGCGACCTTTCGCTTTTCGGGCAACGGCCGTGCGATACACTTGCCAATTCTCTTTCACCGCAAGTCCGAGTTCGTCTCGTAAAAATTTCTCAGCCGCAACCCGCGCCCTGTGCAGCATCCGTTTATTTGGCCCGAGCATTGTGATGTTGTCCATGTACCGAGTGTAATATTTCACACCTGGCATCCTAGCTAACATCCAGTCGAGTTTTTCCAGATAAAAGTTTGCTAGCCATTGACAGATGTAGTATCCGATAGCCAGCCCCTGCCCGCAGCTCTTGAGAATGGCCCAGATGAGCCGAAGAAACCGCTTGTCCTTGATTTTGCGGCCAAGGGCGCGGATGAGTCTCCGGATTGGGACGCTCGGGTAAAAGTGTCGGATGTCCATCTCGCAGGCATATCTGGTCCCTTTGGGGTCGCAGCTCATGGCGTGAGCAAGGTACTTGCGTATCCTTGCGCCGCCCCGCCCCGGAATGGACGCGCAGCTGTATGGGTGCATCCCGCGCATCAGGACAGGCTTCATCGCCTCCACGAGAAGCCGGTGGACGATGCCGTCCGGCCAGAATGGCACAATCTTCAGCTCCCGCTGCTTCTGGCTGCTGTTGTCATAAATTGTCTTGAGCTTTGGCCGGGTCGGAACATAGCTTCCCTCTGAAAGAATTTTGTAAGTCCGCTCAACATACTTTTCCAGATGTGTCAGCACCTTTCTGACTTCGCGTCGCCGGTATTTGTGGCGAGCCGAATCGAGGATGACAACTCGGATGAGGTCTTTGTCGAGCATCTTATCGTACAAATAGCCTACTCTTTTCGGCATGACAGGATGATTCATCTCCTTTTTCGCTTCGCTGCCGTCCGAACCATAGAGGTCTACTAGGCTGCGTCCTGTTGCGAAAATTTCCACCATGTGGTGTGGGAGACCCTGCGCAAAATGTGGAGAAGAAAAAGGTGTCGAGCGCCGATGTTGCTGTTCGAGTTGGACGAGCTGTTGTTGCCGTTGAAGTAGAACAGGCCCGCATTCGAGCCGTTGTCCCAGTTGCCGCCCACATACAGCACAAGCCAGCGCAGAGCGCAGAGAATCCCTATTTTTTAAGTTTCTGCCTCACTTGGCAGGAATCGATGATTGTAAAGCTTCTGGGGGCTGCGGCCCCCAGTCCCCCTCAGGGGACGAAAAGGAGTCGAGCGCCGATGCTGCTGTACGAGTAGGACGAGCTGCCGTAGCCGTTGAAGTAGAACAGGCCCGCATACGAGCCGTCGTCCCAGTAGCCGCCCACATACAGCACAAGCCAGCCGCTCGAAGTCCACGAGTAGTCCGGGATGTAGGTGGTCTCGCTGCCTCCGGCAGACGAGGGGTAAATAGCCCACGGTGCAGTTGTGGATGCTCCAAGAGCGCTGATGTATCCGCTGGAAGAAGCTCTGGTTCCCGCATTGGTGTATCCGTCGGAGGTGTCATCGGCGTATTTCGCGGGGTCGGTACAGACATAGACCGTGCTGCCGTTGAAGTTTACGCCGTCCACCCAGTCGAAGACGTTGCCCCACGGGTTTTCGATGTGCCTGTACTGGACGGCAGTTGCACCGTCCGTGCCGTAAGCTCTGCCGGTATGATAGGTCATGACATCGGTACCGCCGGAGGAAATTGCCGAGCTGCCGCTGCTATAGCCCTTGCCGATTTTGCTCTGGGTGTCCCAGTTGGCGTACTCTACGATGTAGAGCAGGCCGATGGCGCACCAGCTTGCGTAGTCGTACTCATACCAGCCGGAGCCTTTGCTCTTTGCGCCGCTGCGGGCAGATGCTCTGGTGATGCTTACCAGCGGAGACATTCCGGTGCGCGAAACATGGCCGGAGCCGGTATTGTAGCGACCGACGTATCGGCCAGAGCCGGGGTGCTTGTCCCACCCGGTCTTCTGCTTGTCAGCGATGTAGTAGTACCGCTTTTTTCCACTGGCGTCGTCCACGATCTTGTACCAAAAATCCGGGATGTGGACGACTACATCACCGTTGCTGCTCCTGCTGAAGCCGTTCTCGCCCTGCTTCGGGCCAACGGCGTTGCTCGCGATGTTGTACTCCTGCATACCGGCCCACGGGGCATAATCGTCAAAGGGACTACTGCCAGAGCCGGTACCAACAGCGGCCACCGGTTCGCTTGTGATATCAATGTTCACGAAACCGTTCGGGTCATTTTCCTGCCCCAGTCTTGTGCATACAGTAGAGCTGGCCCCATAATTCCAGCATACGCCAAAAACTCGAACATAGAAAAGTTTGAGGGTATACTCCCCACCCAGTTCAGTTTCGGCACTGTCCTCTGCAGTGTACTCATTCAGCACTGCCTTCACCGTCCATCGCCCGGTGCGAGGTAACGCCGTATGGTATACACCGTCCTCGCCCACCGTAGCCGTAATGATGCCGGTTCCATCCGTAATGGTCAGATTGCTTCCGGCATCCACCGTAATAGTCAGGTTCGGCAAAATCAAATCGCCTACCACTTTCGCGTCTGCCGATCTTCCAGCGATGGTCAAGCTGGCATCCGGCGGCGCACTGTCTTCGCCCTTCGGGCCTTGAGGGCCGGTGTCGCC